GGGCGTTTCATCATTCCTCCGTCCAACTCCCCGATGCCCCGGCAACGTGCCACTTGTTCACCTGGAGGCAGATCAGAGAAATGCAAGTCCCAACAGTTGCATCGCTTGTCAGTGTGTCGCCAGCCGTCCCGGTATAAACCATAATTTGATCGGTGCCATTCGGGTCGAGTGCCACAGTAAATGCGGCGACGATGTAAACGGTAATCTGCATCCCGATAGCAGCGGCAGGTAAATCAAGATGAATGTTTTGGGTGCAGGAGCCGTTATGGATAATGTAGTTTTGGCATTGAGCGGCACTAATCGCTTGCGTAGCCCCATCAGTCAAGGCGAGTACCGGGACAAGGCGAGAAACCTGATAAGCATTGCCAAGCCAGTCAGCCGTCAGCGGGACGGTGCCATTTACGGCCACACAGGTCGTGAGGTCAGCAGCCGCCGCTCGCCGCGGGACAAGTGAGAACTTGTATTCATCCTGATTCTGTCCGATGATCGGCAGGGCCAGGACAATCAGAAGTGCTGCAATGAATATCTTTTTCATGCTGCCCTCACTGCGTATAGTCCAGGATCACATCAGCAAGTAACGTTCCCGGAGTCGCGCCGGTCGCGGTAAATGTGAATGTCAAATAAATCCAGTCGGCGCGTTTGGAAGTATTCAGCGGAATTTGCCTTGCCCCTGTCGCATTCAAAACGATGGCATCATCTGTGGCGATATTCGTTGAACCATCAACGATGGACGCGACATAAGTCGTGGTAGAAACAAGGCCGCTATCGGTGTAGCGATAGCCGACTTGCACCGTAACCGAAGTGGAATCACCCACGACATAATCAAGCAGCAAATTCGCTTTGTAATAATTCCCGCTGGCGATCTTGTAAGTGGTCCCACTCACCAAGGTCAACGTCCCGGTCGTGACCGTATTGACCGCGAAAGCCATTGATGCGATCAGCATTGAAACGATGAACATGATCTTGCTTCTCATTTTAAACCTCCATGAACTTTTTATCAGATGGCGGCACGACCTCGAAAAAATCGGCCAGCCTTGAGAACGGCTCTTGCGGCCAGTCGGGATTGAACACTTTCACCCGCCGGCCTTCGATCATCCTGGAAAGGCAAACGAAATGCGGGAGGCACTTGCTTATCAAGTCCTTCTCCGGTGTCTTCTCAGGATGCCCATTATGATTATGCGTGACCTGGGCCTCCGCCGGCCCTGCATATCGAAGATCAATGCCCATGATATAAACAGGGTTCGCGCCCAGGGCCAGGGCGAGCGCTACGGCACAGTAGCCGGAATTGTTCCCATGATAAAGCCCTTGCTCGACCGGGACGATCGGGCCGCCCGCGCCCAGCGAGCGAATCTCGCGCACTCCCTCGACGTATTTCTGGCAGATGCGCACCCCGACCTTGATCCCTTCATAGGCATTAAACTTCGCGCGCGCATCCGGGCCATACGTGCCATCCAGGACGCGCTCATAGAATCGAGCATCAAGAGCGAGCAGCACTCGCGGGGAGAAAAACTCAAAGGCCCGATTGACGCCGATGGATAATGCGCCGTCGAGCCGCTTGAAATCAAAGAACCGGAGGGACGGGCCGCTTCCGACGACAAAGCACGTCCGGCCGTGCCAGCAGCCGGTCGTCAGGAGGTCAAATCCTAAGTTCGTCATTGTCAGCCCGCCCTCCGGCAGGGGGAAACAAGCGAGGCGACGGAAGGAGAGGACCGCCGCCCCGCCATCAATTCAGTTCGCCGCCACTCCTACGCGATGTTGCAGCACTCGATCTGGTCCTCGTCACCGAGGCCAGCGCCGTAGCGCATCCAGTCAACTTGCGTGGTCGCGCGCGCCATGATATCCTCTTCGGTCAGCTCTTCGAGGTTCATGCGCATTCCGCTCTGGGCCTTCGCGCCCGGGAAGGCGACCAGGTAATGATCCGTCCAGGCCGCCAGCGTCGAGGGGTTCCGCAGCATCATGGTTGTGACCTGGCGGATGTTGAAATCGAGATGCAGCGGGGAGCCGCCGAAGCCCTGCAGGGCCAGGCCCAGCGCCTTGCGGATGCGTCCACGAATCTGAAGCGGGGAAAAGACAATGAAGGTCGAATTCGGGGTAATGCCATACCCCTTGTCTTTGCAAGCCAGCGCGATCGTTTCACAGGCCTTGTTGATGGTCTGTACGTCGCGGTTCGCCGTGTAGGTCTCAGCGGTGTTGGCGAGTGCAGCGGGTTCGGGGTTCTGCCAGGCGATCTCAGCCTTCGGGGTCGTGGTGAAGACATCGGTCATCAGGTCGTAGTGCGCCTGGGCCAAGTAGGAATAGGCCGCGTTGCGGAAGGCCGTCAGGATGTCGGCGATCTGCGCCCACTCGGCATCTTCGAGCAGGGTCTTGTCCCACTGCAAACCGGCCCCGAACTTGTCGAAGTCGATCATTTCCTTGCTGCCCTTGATGTTGTAGATCAGGGCTTTGTCGCCGGAAGGGACGAGGCCGAACTTGAGCGTATTCTCCAGCGTCAACTGCCGGAAGCCGCCTTTGCCGGTGCCGGTGAAATCCAGCACCTTGAAGAACTCGCGCCAGCCCTCGTCATAGACGGCCAGCTCGGTCATCGACGGGATCAGCGGATAGAACGCTTCGCCGGAGGGGAAATCGCTCTTGTCCGTCCAGGCCTGAATCTGCTGATTCTGAGCCATCCATGCCTGTATGCGCGCCGTGTTCTCGGCGGAGAAGCGCGCAGTCATGGGTTCGCGCATGAACGCGGCGACGGTGCGCACATAGACCTTGCGCGCCTCGGGGTCGAGTTCATGCAGACGCTTGCCTTTCAACTGGGGGATCTTCGAGAAGTTGAGTTTCATCATATTGTCCTCCTATCAGACCACGATCTCGGCCTGATTGCCCCAGAAATCGACAAGCACGGAAGTCTCGAGTGCGGCTTTCGCGGCCAGAGCTTTGCCGCAGCGATAGCGGCCGGCTTGGGATTCATCAAGGTTCAAGTTCGACGTATCGAAATAAACCTCGTCTCCGATGGCGAATACCGCAGCACTTGCAGCCGGAAGGGTGATGCGCTCGGCTTCGGTGATCTTCGTACCGATCACGCCGGTTGCATAGGTCTCCAACCAGGCATAGACGGTAGAATCTCCAAGCAATCCCATGTCGCCTTCAGTTACTCCGGGCGACGCGACCACGTGCTGAATCACGTGGCAATCTTCGATTCGACATTTCAACAGATCAGGCATTTTAGCCCTCCTAAGTTTAAGTAGGATTGCTTCCGGCCTCCCCTGGCCTTGATTCCTGATCTGCGCCCCGCCGCTCGCCGATCACTAATTCATATCCCCTGCGGGAGGGGATACTATCTTGTCCTTTTAGACGTTATCTATTCCAAGCCCGGCGTTCGGGTCTCCCCCGGACGGCTGGGCAGTTGGCTCAGGTTGTTTTCCGGCATTCGGATCGGGAGTAAAAACTTTTTCATAGATTGCGCACTCGTCCAGCTTCGAGTCGATGAACTTGTTGAGTTGCGTCTTGATCGTGGCATCGTCAAGCGTATCGCCCTCGATCTTGAACTCCGGCAGCTTCATCGTGACGAATTCAATCTTCGTCTTAGGCATCTTGCGCTCGGTGAAGATTCCGTTCGCCATCTCTCGCGCGCGCCCGATCACAATGTTTTGCCTGAGCGTCTTATTCTCAGTTTCCAACTTCGTGATTTTCTCAGGCATTTCCTTCTTCACGGCTTCCAACTCTTCTTCGGTCTTCATGCGCCGCGCGTATTCCTGATTCAGTTTCGACAGCACATGATCGCCAACGAGCGAGTCAGAGAGCAACGTCGGCTTGTCGAATACCGCCGACGGCTGGATGGCTCCGCTTTTCAAAAACGTCCTGACAGATTCAAGATTCAATTCCGGCATTTGTTCTCCCCCTTGATTATACTGCTCTTGCTCCCACGCTTGCAATTGCGCGACAAGTCCGGCAGCAGGGAAGGCCGGCTTGTGCTTCTTGCTGTCGAATACCGCGATGCCTGAAATGCCCAGGACATGAACGGCATCGATGACATTGGATCGCCCGGTTGGATCGAGTTCAACTTCGGCCTCGATGCTGGCGGCATCTGCCGGAAGGTCTCGATGCTCAGGGTAAATATAGGTCACAGCGATAGCGCGCATTTTCCCATTGACGTATTCGAGCGCCTTGCCGACGAGCTCACCTATTGGAGTGCGGCCCTGTTCTTCATTCGTCGTGGCATGATTGAAAAAGATTTTCGTCCCGAACTGCAAGCGCGTGACCATCGCGGAGATTGCAGAGCGCAGCCAATTCAGAACACGGCCCCCGCGCCCGACGACGACAGGCACGGCCTCGCCCTCTTCCCCGATGATGTATGCCCGGTAAAGCGGATGCTCATCTTTGCGCTTTATGTCTTCGATCGTGGCCGGCGGAATGTATTGCATGATCTCGTCGGCGGCCATGAGTTGAAGATCAAAGACGGCGCGATTTTTCATTTCTGTGCCAGCGTGGCCTCGCCATGCGCATAGACAACCTTCAGCCTATGAGCGTCGAGCCAGGGTTGCGTCCAGGGCGGCGGCATCTTCATGATCGGGATGGTATAGCTTTCATTTCCGGCAGGAGTCTTCGCGGTCACTTCGACGGCGGAGATCATCTTTTCAGCCTTCGGCTTCACTTCGCGATCCCATTCCTTGATATCGTCCGGGATGGAAACAGCGACGGGAACCTTATGCGTTTTTCTTTTTGCCATGCTTCACCTTCACGATGGCCGGCTTCTTATTGACGGGATGCTTGACAGGCGCTTTCTTCTCGACCTTCTGCTCGATGATGCCATGATCGGGCGCCGGGACCGCTGTTGGCTGTTCGGCCTGGGTTTGCTTTTCCCGGATAGCGGTCTGTACTTCGGTGATCGTCCTGATGCCGAGCTGCTCGTCCGAGAAGTCCGACAGGACGGAGCGCTCTTGCGGGGTGCGTTCGGCCTCGGGCTTGTCTTGGATTAGCTTCGCCCTTCGCCCCATTTCAACCGAATGGATTGTTCTGATTTTCCTGGTCTTTAGTCTATTCGAGATCATCCTTCCCTCCCTTTGACTTGTCAAAATTATTTTGATTGCCGAGCGCTTTCAGCCGTTCTTTTGCTGCCGCCTTTTCTTCAGCATCCGTCTTTTGCTTTTCAGCGATGCGGATCTTCGAGAACGATCCGACCGAAGTAGCCATCCTGGAAATCAATTCCGGGGCTGTATTCGGGAAAGCAGCTTGCAGGATCGGCAGGACGGCATCGACCGGGATTATCCCTTCAGATGCAGATGAAACCACTTCAACCATGCTTGAAATCTGTGCGCCATTGAGCGAAGTATCCGCGACCTTCTCGCCTTCCATGCCCGGCTGCTGGATCGTGCCCTGGCCCTCGACATCCTTGATCGTTTTATCAAGTTCGGTGCTTATCCTGGCAACGTCAGCCGTTTCCTTTTCCTCTTGCCTGTTTAGCTCTTCCCGCACATTGAAGTCGGGTATCTGCGGCAGCACGGCTTCGCGGCTCACGAGTCCGCCCTGGAATGCCGGCAGCCAGAACGAGGTCAACCGGTTCCATTGCTCTTGGGTCATGAGCGAGATTGAGATTGAAATTTTATTCGGGTCAAGCGGCGTCTTGTTCATTTTCTTTTGCCACAGCAGCATCGCCTTTTTAATAAGCTCCTCATAGAAGCCCGTCCATATCGCGCGCTCTGAGGCCGTATGCACAAGCGCCGACTCCATGATATTTTCTGAGGTCGAGCGATTCGACAGCATATCCGGCAGTAGGAATTGCAGCGGATAGCCGGTCGTGCCTGAGATAAAACAAGCCAGGCGCTTGATCTCGCTTTCAAGTGAATCAATGCCGGCCATGTCAGGCCCGGCAAGGCGGAACTTGCCATGAATCGCCCATGCCTTTTTGATTTTAAAATTTACGCCCTTAGCAAGTTCGGCGTTCATGCGCTCTGCTTCTTCTTCGGTCTCACATTCGAATATTGGAATAGGTGCGCAGTAGAGCCGGTCGATCTCTCGCCAGTCGCGGAAGGCTTGATCGATGGCGTCGATCTTCGTCAGCGTTCGCATGATCTTCGTCATGGGATACTTGACCGAAAGCCGCCCGGAGAAGCGACGGCATACGAGAAGATCACCGCCAACCTCGCCGGCTTTTATTTCCGTTCCCTGATCCGTCCAGGTGATCTTATCGACAACCTTCGGATTGAACTTGCTCCGCACCTCTTCGTATTTGTATGTCAGCCAGGGCTTGTGAATGACGATGACTTGCTTTTGATTTTCATCCCATGCAAGCTCTACGGCGACGCGGCCCTCGATCTCGCCCTCGCGTGAAAGCTCCTGCGGGGTCTCATGATTAAGATCATTGACCTCGAAGAAGTTGCGGCAGAACTCCATCTCCCTTTCGGCCTCTTCGGTCACATCCCCGGCAGCAGCCTTTTCGGAGCCGACGGATTTTCCGTCCTCATCCTTTGTTCGCATGATCGCCCGTTCTGCCGGCTTGTACTGCGGCCCGGATGATGCAGTCACGGCGGCGCGGAAGTCGATAATGTTCGCCGTCAGGTCATTCCCGAACGGGCATTTGTTTTCATAGCGGTCATTGACGGCCTTGCAAGCTGCGGCGTAATCGCTGAAATTGTTGAACCCGTACTTGAATGATTTTTCTTCGCCCGTCATCGCGTCCATGTAGCCCTGCACTTGAAAATTCAGGTAATTAAGTTTTTCATTCAGGGTATTGACGGAAGTCTTGAGCTGCGCGTTCTGCCGTTTCAGGCCTTTGTTAAAAATATCCATTCGAGAAGGTAATAGTATAAATTTTGGCGTTTGTCAAGTGGTATAATTTTAATACGCTCATTTGCTATATATATAATCTCTTAAGAGAGAATAAGAAAAGAGAAGAGAAGAGGAAGAAGAAGAAGCGCAAAAAAAAAGTTGTTATACCCCATCGATAGGGTATCGATAGGGTATTAGAGATCGTTGTCAGTAAAAGGGTTCGTCGTCTTTTCTTCCCGATTCCCCGACGTGAAGATAGTCGCGCTTGATCGGGAATAAATAGGCGATGAGGTATCCAAGCGCATCCGAGATATGGGTGAGGCCAGTATCTTTTTGTTCTTTGTCCAAGCGACCATCCGGCAGCACTTGAACGCGATTCAAGTCCTCGATGGTCTTCTTGCAATGCCGCTGCACGAAATAGCGCACTACGCCATCGCTCGACTTAAAGCGGGTATTCGTAGCGGCCAGCCTGTCGCGCTGCCTGGGGTTTGCCGCATGCGCCTTGATCTTAAAGCCATGATTCTTTAATATGCGCAAGTCGCTCGCCTGAGCGTTGCTCGATTCAGCCGCGCCCGTAGCATCAGGATAGATAATCGTCGTTGCTGGATTCAGCTTTTTCGTCTCGATCAGATACTTCGCCATCTCGTAGGTATTGCTATGCCTGAGATAGACCTCATCGTATTGCCGGATCGTGTCGCCCTCGACATCGCAGATTGCAGCCGTCATCGGATCGACGTTGAAGTCCATCCCGACATGAACGATCTCGGGCTTCATCTCTTCATCGGGAACCATATTATGAATGCCGAAAGCATAATAGGCCCGGCCTGATTCGCCCTCGAATGAGCCTTCATACTCCTGGCGAAAGGTACGCTCATCATATTCCCGCCGTGCTGCTGCTATCTCTTCAGGCGATAGAACATCGGCAGAGAACCAGGAATAGAAAGCCCATTCGGGGTCTTCAGGGTCTTCAGCGTATGCGCCGAGCATCGGCTTCGTCTGCGGTATCGCTCCGCCGGCAGCTCGAAGGGCAAGGTCATAATAATCATTGGCCTGGCCCTCTGGCACTCCATCCAGGATCGCGAATCCGTTCGTATCAGAAAGCAGGGGTCGGATATTATTCAGCCATGCGCCGCGCTTCACATCGCCCATCTCTGTAATAAGGCATCCGTCCCAGGGCTGGCCCTCTACGCGCTGCGGCTTGTCCAGGCCGACGATATGAATCTCTGAATCATTCGGAAGCTGAATCCAGAGGTTGCCGTCGCTCTTCCCCTTGATAAGCGCGTGCGGAAGGATGATGGGAAGGCCCGAATGCTTCCCCCGCCAAAAGATTGCCTTCGCTTGCTGATGCGTAGGAGCGCCCAGGAAATATCGCTTGCCTCTGTTGCGCATCGCCCTGGCTAAAACCTTCCGCGTCCCGATCAGAGTCTTGCGCGATCGCCGTCCGGCTGATACTGTCAGAAAACGATGCTCGTCCGCCATATACTGAATCTGAATCGGCGTGGGCGAATGAATCGGCTCGATGGTCTGGATCACTTGACTTGCATCGCGTCGGCGATCTTGTTCAATACCTCATCCGTCGCGCCTGGATTTTCTCCGCCGTCAACGTGATATTTTTCAACCCAATTATGAATGATCTGAAGCCATATTTTCGCGGCAGCAGTATTCCCCCCGACGCCCTTCAGATACATCGCTGCTATGAAGTCGGAGGTCTTCAGCCGCGAAACATGAGTGCGCGCGATCTCGGTCAATGATATTTCCCCGAGTAGCTCTCCAACCGTTTTTCTATTCAATCCAACGGCTCTGGCGATTTCAGTTTGATGCGGGATGCGCCCTCGATCTCGAATACATCTCGTAACGTAATCATCAATCTCGATCAGATGCGATTCCTTATCCTTGCGCATTTTTTTCTTTTTGGGAATTGCTACCTTTTGGGGTATTTTATTTTTTACTTTCTTTTTCGCTTTCATTCGACTTTCGACAACTTCATCCCATATTCATTCACGCCATGCTTGATCTTCAATCCTTTCTTACGGATCAGCTTATTACCTTTGAACGGGCGATAATCTACAAAATGATGCCAGCGCCCGTATGCCCAGATAAGTTTTGAAACATCAGGATGGAGCTTAACTTGCATTTCCGATTTTGGAAGCGTTCCCTCTTTTGCATAAAATTCTTTTGTGCAGCCGCCGCCCATTATTTGCGTTGATGTTTTCTTTTGCAGAAAAGCATTAAACTCAATCGTCACCCATTTGTCTTTTAGCATACGCAGCGATAGGTCGGTGTCTTCATTATAGCGTCCGCGCCAGCGATAGGGAAGATCATTACGAATCAGGTTGCATGAATAAATCCTGGTATTTGCTACAAACGGGGGGTAATGATTTGATTTTCTCGTCACGAAATAATCATATTGCGGCCCAGCCATCCCTATATTTTCATAACGCAAGACGAAATCTTCCATGCAGCGAAAGATCGTTCCGGTCAATGCTCTGATTTTTAAGTTTTCAGGTGTCATATTTGTCTTGATATTTTTTATCCAGGATGAGAACTTTTTTGGGATCAATCACGGCTGCATAGTTTTCATATTCCTGTTTTTCCACGACGATATAATATGGAACGTGCATTGCCTCAAGAGCTTTACTTGTGAGCCGTGATTGCCATCTCCCTTTTGAAACGATATAAAGCGGGAATTTAGGATTCATCTTTATACGCTTTGTTTTTAGTTCCCGCCTTCTCACTTTTAGGGAACCATATCGCTCTTGTTTTATCAGAGATAGGTTGTTTCATCAATTTTGTAAATTCATCAATAGCTTCTTGTGTATTAAAATGGACGATGATCTGCCTGATTCCTTCCTGATCTTCGTGTTCATATCCGGGCATTCCATCCCATTCTTTTTCAGCATCATTCTTGTCGAATCCGTAAATCCCTACGCCCCACTCTTGCAGCGGCAGACTGTCCCACGCATTCGCCAGCGCCTCATAATCCCATTCCCCGAACGTGCCGTTGTCCTTGATCGCGATCTCTTTTTCTTTTGCTTCCGTGATCCCGGCCAGGATAACGCATGGCATCTCTTTATAGTCGAGCTTCTTCGCGGCCCTGAAACGCATATTGCCGCCGATGATAATGTTCTCCCCTGTGCGCTGCGAGATAAGCAGGGGCCGGACGTTGAACATCTCCGGGCAATCTTCGAGCGACTTCACAAGCCGATCAAATTCTTTCTTCCCGATCTGTCGGGGATTATCGGGATTCAACTTCAGCTTCGATGCGGGGATGAAAATGATCTCAGGCAGCCGGGCTTCCTTCTTTATAGTGCTGCTCATTTCATCGCCCTCCCTGCCATATATCCAGCGCCGAAGGCCGCGCCGTACTTGGCGTATTCGCCAAACTTGCTCCAGAATGATTTCTTCAGCCGCTTTTCCAGGACGGTCGTCCACTTGGCGCATGCCTGGTACTTCGCCTCCAGCCCGGCTACGACTTCAGCATGAGCAGCATCCTTATCAATATCAGATTGCGCCCATCTTTTCATAGCGTCGGCAAACTGAGCGTCCTTCGCGTCTATCGTCTCTTGATCTTCGATGATCCGCAGTTCATCCAGCTCTTTCGCTTTCAGGACTTCGGCGATCGTCGCGTTGCGCTCCCGAAGTTTTTCTGCCGACTCTGATTTTAAGATAGCCACCGCGTTCTCATGCCGGCGCTTCTCGGCTTCAGCCGCAGCGATTTGTTCCGCGCGGTATTTGCCGGACGCTTCAGCGAGCTTGCTATACGCCGCCTTGCTGGCATCGATCTTCACCTGGAGCACGGCGATTTCGGCCTGATGCTTGGCCTTCGCCTGGTTCAATGCCCAATCAATCCACATTCCTTTTGTAAAATTGTATCCTTGCCAGAGTAGGAAAATTGAAACAAGCCCGGCAGCGATTTTCCAGGCCGTTGACTTGGAGATGGTCATGTTGCCTCCTATTAAAGAATAGTATCATTTCTCGGAAATGTCAATTTCATCATTTCTCTTCCTGAGCATTTCATTCCATTTTTGAACCGCCATAACATCAATTTTTTCTTTTATTTCATCTTCGGTCAATCCATCTGGATTTTCTATGGTATCACAGCATTTGCATTTCTTTTTCTGCTTGAATAATCCAATATCATCTACGCCGGTATATGGACCATGACAGCCGCAACCATCAGGGTAGCGTTCGCACTCCACCCAAGAAAAATAATCTTTATTCCCGATAACATCATTATCTCCGGAACCCTGTTCACTTTGAATCCCCAATGTTTTAATTGGCTCTGATTTACAAAACGGGCATGGCTCGGCATTTTTTAATAAATCAGTCCATTGTTTTTCAGTCATCATCTTGACCTCCTTTTATTTCATAACGCTATCCGCGCTATGTGCTTTCAAACTCCGCATGGATGCTTGCTTCGCTTTCGCGATCCGTTGACGCTTTTCTCTTGCCATGCGAACCCTTTTTATAGCTCCGAGTTTTGCTTTCTGCTGATGATAGGTCTTGCCCCATTCAGGCGAGATGCAGCAAGAAAAATATAGGGCTACGACTTCGCTTCTATCTGCTTCTGGCTTGTTCATTTTTTTCTTCCGGCGCGAGCTTGCCATCCGACCAGATATGGAAAACGTGCCCGCAGTTCGGGCATCTATAACTGGTATCAATTATTTCTTCAGCTCCGCAATCCATCTTGAACACATGATAAGAAATGATCTCGGCCGGCACGGCGCAGCAGATGGAAATGACGGGGGCGGTCATTTCATCCCTTCTCGATAAAGCTCCACCACCCGCTTGATCCAGCCGCGCAAATATTTTCGATTCACGCCCAGGGTGATCTTGACGTAGAACTCGATCCGGCGCATGAGATAATCAGTTGGCGAATCGCTGACAAGATAAAAGTTGTTTGCCCTGGCCACGCCGACATTGATCGCCGTATCGAAGATGAAAAGATCATAGGGCCACTTCTTGAAATCGCAACCGGTCGGCCTCCAATAATTTTCCCGATAGAATCCATGCGCCCTTGCCAGCGCTTCAGCTTGCGGCAAGTCCCAAAGCGCCGCGACAACTGCCGGCCAGGTTCGCTCAGATATGCCAAAGATCGTCCGGCCTCCCTTATCATCGGGGTCATCGCTCTTGTACCCTTCATGCGCCATCACGAAACTAAAAGCCGCATCATAATTTACTTCCATTTTTTACTCCTCCGGCGAAGTTGCCGGCAACTGCCACTCAGGCTTGACGCCCAGCGTTTCCAGGATGCAGCGCATGCAGACGAAATACTTTGATCGGCCATAGGGGAACATGGCCTTTCGATTTGCTTTGGCTGACAGGCCCACTCCTGAGGTTATCGAATAAAAGCTACCGTTTTCCTGCTCCAAGCTGATGCGTACCAGCATACCCATTCCCTCGGGCACGTCCCGGCCGCAACTATCGCAGCGCTGGTATTTGATGCTAGGGAGCTGGTACACAAAAGTCAGATCCTGCTTATCAGCGGCGCCCAGGCTCAGGGCCATGAGTAAAATCAAAACCATTCGTTTCATTGCTTCCCCCTTATAAAAATACTTTCCGATAGCTTGCGCGGATGCTCTGATATTTCATAATTCTTGCCGGCATTGTAGAGCGCGACAGCCATAGACCACGACCCGGCATCGTTGTAGCACTTCTGCAAATAGCGCAGCCCGAGATCGATATTATATTCCGGCTCGAAGATTTTCCGCTTATCGAATTTCTGGGCTTTCTCATTCAGTTGATAAAATCCATAATCGCCGGTCGATGAAATGGCAAACGGATTCCAGGCGCTCTCGATCTGGCACAACGCAAGCGCAACGTCAATCGGGACCCGATACTGCCGCGCCTTTTTTATCAGCGTCCCCATGACGATCTGAAAAGAGTAGTCCTTAAAGTATTGCCCCTCCAGCGCCATGTCCTCAATATCCCCCCTCAGCTCCGCAACGTCAGCCCGGGCATCGGCGAGCTCGACTTCCAGCTTGCGGATCTCGGATTCATTTCCCCAGATCGTCACCCATGAAATGCAAAGGATGACCGATAGGAACCCGATCCAAAAAATAGTGTTATATCGTTTCATGTTTCCTCCTATTTATTTGCGGGTCAACGCCGTGAACTACGGCCTGATAGTATATGGCGCAGAGGATCAGGAGGCGGGTCATTTATATTGCTCTGGATGCTCTATATGCATTCCCACTAACACCCCGCCAAGTTTTGTGTTATCGTAAATCATGGCCATCAGGCGACAAGCCTGCTCTTCTGATAACACACCGACCGCGG